GATTACTTTACGTCCTGCTTGCCGTGGACACAAAAAAATAATACTGGCACCGCTGTTTCTGCTCCCATTGCCGGCAATGCTCCGGTCATGGGTATCGCGTGCCAAAACAATACTGCGTTCACCGGAACGCCTACAAACTTCGTTGATGCTAAAGGCACAACTCCTCCGTCGGGGACAAACTGGAATTCTATAAATGCCGGCGGTGCTTATATGATGCAAGGGGACAATACTTCTAAAATCCCTGCTATATACGCTGATCTCGCCGCCGCAGGTTCCTTAACAATCAATTCACTTCGTCTGGCTTTCCAGACTCAAAAAATGTATGAGCGTGACGCCCGGGGCGGCACTCGTTATCGCGAAATCATACAATCTCACTTCGGCGTCTTAGATCCTAATGACGCTCGTCTCCAAAGGCCGGAATATCTCGGGGGCGGTACAACTCCGGTCATGCTCACTCCGATCCCGCAGACTTCGGCGACTTCCGGCTCTCTTGCTACCGGACGGCTATCTGCCGCCGGGATCACTACAGGCCGCTCCGGCTTTGTAAAATCGTTCTCCGAACACTGTCTCTTAATCGGTCTTGTCTGTGTCTATGCCGATCTCACTTATCAAGTCGGGCTAAATCGTATGTGGTCGCGTTCTACTCGTCTCGACCATTATTGGCCCGCTCTTGCACAAATCGGCGAACAAGCCGTTCTAAATAAAGAAATCTACTGTCAAGGATCCGCTAACGCCGCTCAAGATGCCGCAACTTTCGGCTATCAAGAGCGTTATGCGGAATACCGTTACAAGCCTTCCCAAATCACTGGGAAGATGCGTTCTCATTACGGTACACCTCTTGACTACTGGCACCTTTCGCAAAAATTCACCGGGCTCCCGACGCTCGGCACTACGTTCATTCAGGAAACCCCACCGATTGACCGTGTGGTTGCCGTGAATACGGAGCCTCAATTTTTCTTTGATGCTTATATTGATCTTAAATGCGCTCGGCCTATGCCTACGTTCTCGGTGCCGGGCCTTATAGATCATTTCTAAAAATAGATCCGGCGTACTTTGCCGGATCCGACAACCGGAGGGCGTCAGTTATGGAATGGATGTCTCTTGTAATCCTTATTCTCAATGCCGTCGTCTCTGTTCTAACAAACATGGACGTCAACAAAAAACGTAATCAAACTAGGGCTGATGACTAATGGATCCTATCTCTCTCGCTTTGGCGGGTGGTTCTTTACTCTCTGGATTCTTCTCTGCTAAATCTGCTACTAAAGGGCAAGAAGAAGCTAATGCTATGAACTATCAAATCGCCAAAGAAAACCGCGACTGGCAGGAGCGAATGTCATCTACTGCCCATCAACGCGAAGTTGCTGATCTTCGCGCCGCCGGTCTAAATCCGATCCTGTCTGCTACCGGGGGATCCGGGGCTTCCTCTCCCGGTGGATCTGTTGCTGTAATGCAAAATCCAAATGCTATAGCGTCTGACATAATGTCTACTTCTGCAAGAACTGCCTCCGAAACTTCAAAAAATCAATCAGGCTCAAATCTAAACTCTGCCCTCACAAATAAATCTAACGCGGAGGCCTCACTTGCTAAAGAAACTGTTAATACTCAAAAGACGCAACAATATCTTAATCTCGCAAATGCTAAATCAATTACGCTTAATCAACACGGTCGGCTTGGTGCTTTTGGCTCTTACGTTCCTCTCGGCTCTATTGGTTCTGCTTTGTCTACCGCTAAAAATATAGCTCGCTCCGGGTTCTCCGGGGTGGGTAGTCACTTTACAAAAAAAGGAGAATAAAATGATTACTGCTCGTCATGAATATATGGATCGTCCAAACCTTAACTCTGACATCTCCTTTGAAGGGGATAAAGGGGTTACTAAACAAGCTGATGCTCGCGATTGCGATATCAATCTCATCATGCGAAGATACGAAAAGACCGGGACGCTCCCGGATCTGATCGTCAAAAATGGCCGCTATGGTGACTTCTCGGAAGTCCCTGATTATCAAGAGGCCTGTAATATCGTAAACTTCGCAAATGAGCAATTCGATGCTCTCGATGTCAATATCCGTAACCGGTTCGCTAATGATCCGGTGAACTTCTTGGCCTTCATGAATGATCCGGCCAATGAGGACGAAATCGAGAAAATGGGCTTACTTAAGCCCGAAGCTGTAAAAGCGCGCCAAGAGGCGCGCAAACTGGCGGCTGATGCCGCCGATGCCGCTAAGGCGGCCAAATAGCACAGTTCCTACTTGATGTAACTGTGCTGACTGACACCAAAAGGGGGAAAAGGTGGAAAAAAATCAGAAAATCAGGCTCTTAAATCGTCTTGAAACCTGTAAAAACGAGGTAAAACTCGCTAAAATACGTCTACAACGTGAGATACAAGACGTCCGTTTCTGGAAAAACGAGGAAAACTGTTGTTCTGCCGAATTAAATGGCTTTTATCAACACGAATTACGGCTCTGTGGGCCTAATTCCGGGAGGGAATATGAAATTCCGTAAAAAATTGGGAAATAAGCAATCGCAAAAATATTTCTCTAAGACTGCGGGTGCGCAACACGTACACCCGAAAAATTCGTCTGTTATGCCTATGCGCGGTGGTATTCGCGCCTAAAAAGGGGCGCGTATGTCTTGCTACCACCCGATCTCGGCTTGGCAACTATTGGACGTAAAAACGGCCAAAGGGAAGCCTACAATCTCGTTCAAAAACCCCTATGCGGCACCTTCACCGACGAGAGTCGGTATTCAGGTGCCCTGTGGCCAATGTATAGGCTGTCGTTTGGAACGCTCTCGCCAATGGGCAATAAGGTGCGTCCACGAAGCCTATGGCCACGAAGATAATGCCTTCATAACTCTTACTTACGATCCTCAACACCTTCCTCCGGGTGGCAGTCTCTCTATCCATGAATTTCAAAAATTCATGAAACGATTGCGAAAAGCAATCTCTCCTATACTCGTCCGATTCTTCCATTGTGGAGAATACGGCGAACTTAATCAACGTCCTCACTATCATGCTTGTATCTTTGGGTACTCTTTCCCGGACAAGGTACTTTATACCGTGCGCGACGAATGTCGCCTCTATCGATCTCCTATGCTCGAAAAACTATGGCCTATGGGCTTCGCCACTGTTGGCGATGTTACTTTCGAGAGCGCGGCCTATGTGGCCCGCTACATAACAAAAAAAATCACTGGCGAGCTTGCCGAAAAACATTATCAAGGGCGACAGCCCGAATACACAACCATGTCCCGGCGTCCGGGCATTGGTAAAAATTGGTATTCCGAATTTAAAGCCGACGTATTTCCTTCTGATGAAATTGTCCTCCGGGGGAAAATTCTTCGCCCCCCGCGCTTCTATGACAAACAACTAGAAGCTGAAGACCCTGCTCTGCATGAAAAAATAAAAATTGACAGAAAAGCTAAAGCGGTTCAGAATTCTTCCGATAACACAATGGCCCGATTAAGGGTCAAAGAAACATGCAAACTCGCACAGTTCAAACTGTTAAAAAGGGGGTTGGAAAATGAAAATTTATAACGTCTATGATTCAAAAGCGGAAACTTGGGGAACACCGCTTTTCTTCGATTGTCGCGCAAATGCTATTCGCTCTCTCGGCGAAGCCGTTAATAAATTGTCTGACGACAATCAAATCGCAAAATATCCCGCTGACTTCACATTCTTTGAAATCGGCGATTATGACCGGGACGCCGGTCTTATTACTGTCTTTGAAACAAAAGTCAATCTTGGTCTGGCGATTGAGTATAAAAAAGCGGAACTTGTTCCGCAAAACTAAGGAGATAAAATCATGTTGAGCTTCCCCTCCGGCAATCAACCATCTGTTCTCACAAGCGGTCACAACTTTTCGCAGGTTCCGAAAGCCGATATACAGCGATCTCAGTTTAACAGATCGCATGGCTACAAGACCGCGTTTAACAGTGGCTACCTCATTCCGTGTTTCGTGGATGAGGCTCTACCGGGGGATAGCTTCAACTTAAAAATGCAAACCTTTGCTCGTCTCTCTACGCCGATTGTCCCTTTCATGGACAATCTATATATGGCGTCTTTCTTCTTCGCCGTACCCTATAGGTTGGTATGGGCGAACTTCAAAAAATTCTGTGGTGAACAAGCCACTACTTCCGCGTCAACAAATTATACGATCCCTCAGTTCACGGCCTACACTCCGGCCGCCGAGTCTCTTTCAGACTATATGGGGATTCCGATCGGTGTTGCTACTTCTCCGATCGGTGCGGCAGGTACTCTCGCACATTCTTCACTCTTTCACCGGGCTTACAATCTGATCTGGAACGAATGGTTCCGTGATCAAAATCTTCAAGATGCTGTCGTCGTGGATACTGACGACGGCCCGGACGCTATCGCTGACTATGTCCTTTTAAAACGTGGTAAACGTCACGATTACTTTACGTCCTGCTTGCCGTGGACACAAAAAAATAATACTGGCACCGCTG